CTAAACTTTTATATCACCTTTTAGTGGGTTTAACTTTATAGCTAACTGCAAATAATCAGGTGCTAAATGAGCGTATGCCATTGTCTGGTTTATACTCGCATGACCTAATATTTCTTTCAGTGCTACGATGTTCCCACCATTCATTACAAAATGACTTGCAAACGTATGGCGTAAAACATGTGTCGCTTGCCCATCAGGTAAATCAGGTTTTACTATTTTTAGTTTTTTGCGGAAGGTCCCATAATCAACATGAAATAGCTTTCCTGTTTTTCTGGTTTTTATCTCTTTTTCAAGAGAGTCAGAAATTGGAATAATTCTTTTTTTACCATTCTTTGTATATGCAAAAGTTACCCTTCCTTGATGGACGTGCTTACTATCCAACATTTCAGCTTCACCCCATCTTGCACCAGTACTAAGGCATAGTAATGCGATACGGCGATAGTCCCCTGATAATGAATTTAATAAGTGCGATATTTCATCATCACTTAAAAAAGTGAGTTCAGGTGGCTTTTCTTTTAATGGTGGTAATCCTCTCAATGGGTTATCACCTTTGTAAATTTCGAGTTTTTTTAATGCGCTTATCATTCCAGATAGACGATACATATCCCTATTTATCGTTGATGGGCTCACTCCATCAAAAAGGCGCATTCCTCTATGTTCTAGTAATGCATGTTTATCAAGTTGGTTCATTGTTGGATCACCAAGCGCATTCACTGTTTTAATTAAATGCCTTTTCTCTATCGATCCGTTTTTTAATGTTTGTCCGTGGTATAGCCACCATTTATCAAGTAGCTCACTTAATCGAATTCTTCCAGATTGGACTTTATCGCTAGAAAATTTCTTAGCATTTACAATTGTATATTTCTCAAAATTTGTAGCTTCTATCTTGCGATCAAATATCCTTCTGACTCGCTGACCATCTTTCCCGTTTGGGCGAATATCCACTTCATAACGACCATCATTGAGCTTCTTAATTGCCATAAGTAAGCCCTCCGATGTAACTGACCGACTGCGACCAACAGTAATCAGCATATTCATATAAAACGTCTAACCAATTTTCTTTTCTGAGTGGGGTAATATTTCTTTCTCTTGCCCACTGTGTGCGAGAGTCGGCGCAATTTGACCAACTTCAGGGGCTGTCTTTCCTGTCATTAGCCAAAGGCTATATTTCTCAAATCTGGGGTGCTCCGTTATTTTCAAAAGATTAAGCCCACTTGGTTCATACACTCCTGTTTCATATTTACCTAATGTACTTATTGATAGGTCTATCATGTTACAAAGCTGTGTTTGATTAAGTCCTTCAGCGAGCCGAATAGCTTTTATCTTTTCGCTCAATTTCATTTGACACCTTCCTATATAGGATGTAGATTTATCCCTAACCATCCTATTTAGGATAGTTAGGGACATAAAAATCCCTATAAAACCGAAAATAAGGGGTTTTAAAGGGCTTGATCTAACGAGGGTAGCAAATGAACAAAGAAGCGATCAATGTGAAATTCCCTGTAAATGCGGTGCCACTCGCAAAGTTTGCGGAATTAATAGGGAAAGGTTATGAAGCCACTAGATCAATGGCTAAAGCGGGTAAGTTACCCATTATTGAATTTCGTGATCCTATGAAGCCAGATGCTAGAGCCGGTGAATTATGGGTAAGTATCACGGAATTTAATCGCGGAATGGATGATGCATATTCGAATTTACCAAAAGAACAACGTGACGCATGGCGTTTATGGGTTGGGCTATAAGATGCAGGTGAAACAAATTACAGAGCATAGTTTTATGTACCGCGGTTTCACCATTATTAAACTGCCAAGAAAAGCAGTAACACCGATAACTCGTTATCACGTTTGGTTAGATGATCAGTCATTCGGTAAGTTTGATGCAATGGCAGAAGCAACTAAATATATCGACTTATTAAAAGGTGATATTCAATGAACCAATTAATTAAGCAAAGAAATAAATATAAATTAAGCAGTGAATCTTTTACTTATAAAAGTAAAAAGTATTCAAAGGCAGATAAAGCAACATTAGTTTTATGCGCCATTGTTATTGTTTCATTTCTTGTGAAAGTTTCTATCTAGGCGTTGTTATGAATGCCGCGGAGCTTATTCAAGCAAGAGAGAAACTACAAGGCAATGATGATTTCTATCAGCCTAAAGTTGTAAGGCACTATCGTAATGATGGTCTTTCATTTGATGAGCGCGTCAGTGGTATGAATAAAACAGCAGAAGTTAGGGCTGATTTATTAAGTAAGTTAAATAAAAATAGTGATGATATTCAGGTTAGTGATTTTCTTGATTATTTAAAGAATGAAAATAGCCGTATATACCAGATGATTTATTACCTTGCTGAGATAGAAAAAGAAAAGAGCGGAGTAGATTATTTATTATTAAAGAGGAAAGAAAAAATAAAAATCATTAATGCACTTCATCAAATAAAAGTATTAAGCGCATTAATCCCGAATAAATTAGCAATGCCTATTTAATTACACCTAAAAAAATAAATGACATTTATTTGTCAGGACTTTTTATATCTGATTATCAGAGGTCTGATTATGTCTAAAGAAAGTGATGTAACCGATTTAATTAATGCCGTTCGAGAAGATGAAAGAAAATCTCGGGCGGTTCTTTTTTCTGCCCGTTTACGCAAATTAGCATCAAAAGCACTAAGTGAACGAATGGAGCCTTCACAAGTATTTCAATTATTAGAAGGTGAAGCCGAGTCTATCGAGCATCAAGCGCAGGAATGGAATTATGTCTAAAGAAATGGATTTAGCCTGTGAACAATCACAGTTATTGCTTGATAAACAAATAAAAGCAGTAACAGGGCGTTATGTCGGTGTATCAGCGTTTGAATGTGAAGATTGCGGTCGCGAAATACCCGAAAAGCGCCGTATTGCAGTAATGGGATGCATCCGCTGTGCAGATTGCCAGACAGTGCATGAACTGAAATCTAAGCATTATCGGAGTGTTTAAGATGCAACGATATACTCATGAGTTGAAAGTAAAACCTCAATATTTTAAGCAAGCGCTTACAGGTGAAAGAAAAGCGGAATGTCGCCGAGCAGATAGAGATTTTCAAGTCGGTGATATTTTAGTTTTGCGTGAATTTAATTCTATTCCACCAAGAGAATTCAGACACCTTTTTCATTATGGCGAATATACGGGAAATGTTATTAGAGCAGTTATTACAAATATCACCTGTATTAATTCTATTATTCCAGAGCTAGGCGATAAACCTAAATTTGTAATGCTTTCATTTTCTATTATTGAGGATGATGAGTAATGGCTAATAAAACCATTCTGAAATGGGCAGGCTCAAAAGCCCGCATCATGGATAAATTAATCCCACATTTGCCAAAAGCAAAGCGCTTAGTTGAGCCGTTTGCAGGCTCTTGCGCGGTTATGATGAATACGGAATATAACGAATATTTAATTGCTGATGCCAATCAGGATTTAATTAGTTTATATCGTAATGTCGTAGAATATACTGAAATTATGGCACGTAAAGAGTTCTATGCGTGGGAAGAAAGCAATCATAAAAATGATTACATTTCTATTAGAAAGTTATTTAATTCAATTAAGGCATTAGATAAAAGCGAATGTGATAAATATATACAGTCTGCAAGATTTTTATATTTAAATCGTCATTGCTTTAATGGTTTATGTCGATATAACAATTCAGGTGAATTTAACGTGCCATTTGGAACATATGGACGCGTTTATTTTCCAGAGGAGGAAGTCAGGCAATTTGCTGAAAAAGCCACTAATGCCATTATCGCTTGTTTAGAATGGCAAGATACTTTATCACTCGTTGACTTTGGGGATGGTGTTTATTGTGATCCTCCATATATGGGTGATGAGAAATGTTTTACTAAATATCATCACACTGATTTTACTCACGCTCATCAAATTGAATTAGCTCAAGCGTTAAAAGCATTAAATCAATCACAAGGTAACCCGATTACCGTCTCTAATTCCATTCACGCCAAAGAGCTGTATGCCGATCTTGGTTTTCTTATTCACGAGATTGATGCGCCTCGTTCTATTTCTGCAAATGGAAACCGCCAATCAGCCAAAGAAATTATTGCTGTTTTGCCGGAGGTGTGCTGATGGAACAGGGCTATGTTGATATTCAAGATCCAAAAAATGGGGTGCATATCACTGGCACCCGTTTTGCTATCGTTTATTGGAAAAAACAATTCGGATTAATTGAAGTCACTGTTATTGATGGTCGTGTGCGCCGTGAAGTGATTGCGTGGTATGACTCTGCGGTAAATGTGACGGCTGGCGTTGTTGGTGCGCATGTGAGTCGTGTTATTTGTGCGGAAATTAAGTCTATCTCTGAATTGATAGAGATAATGACTCACGTTGCTAAACTGTGCGAAACAGCCATTGAAATTATTGATCCGAAGCGTTTAGGCGGTGTGCTGTAATGGCTAGCCGTCTGATTGATTTTTCTCAGCCTCCTGTTTCTTATCCTGCTGATATGCAATGGACATATTGGTGGAATGGGAAACAGCATGAGCCTGTTGTTTATGAAAGACCGCTTACCCGTGAGCAATTAGCTCAGGGGCAAGCGATTTTATTCGATATTGAAAAGCTACCTCGCTTTCTTAAATCCCGCTTATTTAAATACATCGAACATCTTAGAAAAGAAAAAACACCTAAAGAAGTTCATAACTGGTTGGTATTTAAGTTTCATAAAAGCGTCTATCAGCGTTTGTTATCTGTTAATGCTCGGTATGGTTTAACAAAAGATAAGCGCCAATTCTTATTAGATAGAGATTTTGATCAAGCCATGTTTTTTAATCGCTTGCCCGATGCGCATGACAAAATATTGCGCCACATGGCGAAGACATTCGCTGATGCAAGTGACAACTTATTTGCTGAATTAGCTGATCAGGCAATTGCTGAAAATAACGGTGATCGTGAGGTTTTACTTAACTTAAAAGTGATTAACCCTATTTACCAACAACTAGGACAGTTAATTACCTATTTGCATGTAACGCCGTTGTTTTGGGGGAAGGCTCAAAAAGGGAAATTAACACCAGAAAATGCGTTATCTGGATTAAACCGGTTAGCAGATGAAAATTGGTGGCTTAAAAAGTTAAAGGCTCATCGTCAACGTTGGCGTGAGTCTTTGCATATTGCCTTTGGTGATGTGAATTCAGACAAGACGCCTTACGCCAGTAAAAATGCAGTCCGTGAAGTTAGAGCGCAGCGTTTAGCAAACATGAATTATCTTGAAATGATGGATATTCAAGATGTTGAAACGGGTGATCGCTTTGATTTAATGGAAAAAGTATTAGCGAGTATCGCTAACCCTAAAATTCGTCGCATGGAATTAATGGCACAAGCAGCAGGCATTCAAAAAGTTGCAGAAGAACGGGGTGATATAGGTTTATTTATCACCTTAACCACGCCTTCAAAATACCATCCCACCAAGCAAATTAACGTTTCTAAAGATGAGAAAAAGAAAAAAGTTCTCATTAACGAGAAATGGAATAACAGCGCATACACTCCGAAAGACGGTCAACGCTATTTAGTGAGGGTATGGGCAAAAATTCGCACTGCCTTTAAAGACAAAGGCATTAACTATTACGGGATCAGAGTTGTTGAGCCACATCATGATGCCACACCACATTGGCACATGATGATGTTTCTGGATAAATCTCAACGTGCATCAGCGATTGAGATCATGCGTAAGTACGCCCTTGAAGAAGACGGCGAAGAACGGGGCGCAAAAAAACACCGCTTTGAAGCAAAGCATTTAAATAAAGGCGGTGCTACGGGTTATCTCGCTAAATACATTTCAAAAAATATCGACGGTTATGCGCTAGAGGGCGAAGTTGATGACGAATCGGGAGAGTTATTAACCGAAGTTGCATCAGCCGTTACTGCGTGGGCGTCTACTTGGCGTATTCCTCAATTTCACATGTTTGGCTTACCGTCTAAAGGCGTATGGCGTGAGTGTCGCCGTGTTCGTGGTGTGAGTATCGCTGATAAGTTGGGTGATATAGCGGAAAAAGTAAGAGCGTCTGCCGATGCAGGAGATTTCGCCGCTTATATCGAACACCAAGGAGGCCCTAACGTTAAGCGTAACCTACAAACATTATTAGTTGCTCGTACCGTTGCTGATGAGCCGAATTCTTATGATGAAGAGGTGATGCGCGTTATTGGGCTATGTTCACCATTGAAAAGCGGTGATTTAGTAAAAACGCGTGAGCGTCAGTATCGTTTAGTCCGAAAATCTAAGCAGGATATTGAGGCAATTGAGCATAAGCGTAAGTTAGAAACGGGTCGTGTTTTGACTTTAAAAAGCGCGATCAGCGCGCCTCGGAGTCCTGTCAATAACTGTGGATCGGGCAGTTCACCCGATATTAAAAACCCACACGATAGGGGCTTAAAATCGCCCGTATGGGGGATTTCTGAGCCTGATGTTTTTGACCTACGTTCACAATATAGCGATTGGGATAAATCATTTGGTGAGGTTTTAGAGCATAAAAAGAATCAGCGGATAATTTCAACCGTGTCATTAAGTGAAAATCAGGAACGTTTGATACCTGAATTTAAAGCTTTTGCCGAAAAAATGGGATTGGATTTACCGCCAGACACAATGTGGTCAATGGTGATGAACGGTATGCGCCTGAGTTATGGCGATGAAGTGATTTGGTTTGAGAACGGGAAAGTTCAAATTTCATCAGCGAAAAGTGAAAAAGTTAATTTTGAAGAAGTGAAGCAAAAGAATATCTCAAATACACGAGATAGGGTAATGGCTAAGGTTAATAAATTGAGAGGAATAAATGATTAAATATTTAATTTTGTTTTATTTGTTGGTATCGGTAACTCTTTTTATATACAGGACTATTAAATCAAAAAAGAGTTATCACGATAAATATAGTTTGGGCGAAGCGATAGATTATTCAACATTATGGCCTCTTTATGTTTTTATTGCGCCATATTTTTTTATTGCAGAGAAATATAGAAAATTTATTGGTATGAGTGAGGAGAGATAAAATGAAAGTCAAGGTAACAACTGATTTATTGATAAGTTTATATAGCAAGTTAGATAAATTATATCCATGGCAAACACGTTGGTATAACCACAGGTTTGAAAGAAATAGATATTTACATAAAGCACGTCAAATAGGTAGCAGTTATTTCTTTGCTCTAGAGGGTTTATTAGATGCCTGTTTAACAGGAAGAAATAAAATATATATAAGCCATGTTTGTGGGCCAGATGATGAGTTTATCTCTAATGAAATGGAGATTGTTAAATATTTTTTAGGTATAAAAAGCAATAATTCTATAACAAAAATAGGATTAGATAATGGTGCAGTATTGTATTTTTTACCTGAGAATCGTAAGTCGTGGGTTGATATCATTGGTGACATTTATGTTTCAGAATGGAGCTGGTTCCAAGACCCTTCTTACATTGTAAGCCTAGTTAAATCAGTGAGTTTAAATAAAAAATGGAGAAGGACTTTTTATTCAAGTCGTTCAAAGTCAGATAATGGCCATATTGTTGATAATGACTATTTTAAACATCATAAAGTTTTTAATGAGGAAACGTATTGGGATGTTGTTCCATCCGTTGATATAGGATGTCGTGAATTGTTTGATATGGAAATGGTAAGAAATGATATGGGTGATGGTTATTTTAATGAAATGATATTATGCCAGTTTTGATATAATTAGAAATATATATATTGAAAGTGTTAAGCTTTAAAAATTTAAAGAGAGGTTTATATAGTTTACCTCTCTCTTTTCAGAAAAGACTTTTTATCCAATATTCATTAGAAGTGTTGTCTTTTTTATAGCCGTGCTTTTCATACCAAGAAATTAGCTTTTCTTTTGTTATAGTGCGATCGAAATTATTTGGTTCTAATTTAATTGGATTACGATGAGACTGAGCTGCTTTATCTTCGGCAAATGTAAGTAATTTTTCACCAACTCCTTTTCTTCGATAATTATGTAGCACATATATTTCATATATAAATGCAGTTGTATTTGTGGGCCAAAATACAAGGGAAATAAATCCTACTTCTATATTGTTCATAAGTGCAATGTACTCTGAACTAATACCTGAAGATGCTCTTTCCATTCTTTCTTTTAAACAATTATCTCTTACTTGGTTTGGCTCAATACTTTTTATTTCTAACATACAAAACCTTATTCAACATAAAATGTATGATTTTTTGACTATGCCATTTTCTGCAAGATTTTGCATTAAGTTGCAAGCTTAAAAAAGAATTAAAGTTAACTAATTGTGATAGCTATCACGGGTTTTTGTGGCATTCATGCAGGTGCATAAAAAGAGGTCGATTTAGTGCGCGGGCGTGGCGGGGTCACGATTGCGTTTTGAGGGGGTTAAAAACATTATTCCTCGCAAATTTCCAGCGCATAGAGCGATTAAAACAAGAAAAAGATATCTGAATATCAAATAAATTACGTGTGCTTAAAATGGATTGTAGGTGCATTTAATACGGGTTTGAGAGGGCGGGAATTAGGCAGATTCGGCTTATACCTTACAGGTAAAAAAATACCGCCAGTGCCGGCGGTATTGTTCTTTGTGCGGTGAAGTTAATCATCAGCCAATGTGTACTTATCAAACTTAATCACTTCTTCACCTAACCAATCATTAATCTGTAATATCTTGCTTTGCAGTGGTGCCAACTCATTACGAAAGAAAACCTTTGCCGCTTTCTCGACGTCACCAAAGCCACCGGTATTCTGTGGAATGATCCCCATCATTTGAGGCGGTACGCGGTGTGCCGCTAACATATCATCACGGCTGACATTCTTGATATTAAGAAATTCATCTTTCGCCGCAATCTCACTTAGTGGGATAACTTGTACCCCGTCTTTCTTGCCGTTCGGCGCGTGGATAAATAGATTACGAAAATTGCCGGGGCCTTTAGAGTTTTGCATTGCTTTACGAATTTTATCAATATCACTTTGGTTTTGTGAGGCATCACTGACGTATAAAATAAATCCCGCATGGCTTCCATTGCGATAATATTTAAGGCGAAAGAGGGTAGCGGCTTCATTAAGTAACACTGACATGGTGGACGCCAGATATTCCGGCAACCCGTAGAGCTCTTGATTTAAATCGGGTTCATATAACTGAAACACACTGCCGGGTTTAAACTCATAAGGTTGTGAGTCATAGCCGTAACGTACAAACCAATAACTATCATCGGCAACACCACGACGGGTATATTTTGCCAGTGTTGGTGTGAGTTTTAATAAATTCCCCGCCATGCTATTACGTCGTTCAAGATAGGCATTACCAAAAGTTAAGAAGTCGAGCGCAAACCGGCTAAAGTCTAACTTAGAGAGAAAACGGTTAGGCTGGAACGTACTCACTAAGATATTACGTTTGACATAAATCGCACTGCTATGATGCGTCGCCGCACGAAACAGTTTTGATAATCCATCAAAGCTAATCGGTGGCTCATACCAATTATCAATTTGCGCGCATTCCAGATAATCAAAAATTTCTCGTTTATCTAATACCGGAACGGGATCACCAAAGGTAAAGGCTTCCATGCTGTTATTGGCAGTTGCCGTTTGTTGTGCTTTAAAACTCTTTTTATTTTTACGGCTCATCAATAAATCTCCACAATGTTATTACTGTTCTCGGTGGTGCCAGTTAATGGTTCGTTGAAAAGGGCGTGCATCGTTGCCCATGCAAGGTCAGCATGTCCGCTTTCTTCACTGCGTGAGGCTTCATAAGTAGGGCGGTTACCGCTTCCGGTGGTAGTACGGCGAATGGAAGTAAAAGATTGAATGATATCAACGCACTGTGCATCGAACTCTAAACGCCCGTGACTAATCACGTCATAGGCTTTAATGACTAAGGCATTTTTGACATTCGGGTTATAAATAAACTCACGCGCAGCAGGGAAAAACTGAATGACATTCTGATACACACCATGCCCTAAGCCGGTAGTATCAATGCCCATATATTCCACATAGAAACGTTCGGTGATTTTTTTAATGGCGTCGGCTTGTGCACGAAAGTCCATACCGCGCCATTGATGGCGTTCTAATATGCGGAATTTCCCTCCTGGTACTTTCGGCGGAGCGATAACCACACAACCGGCACTATCACCATTTTCACCGCCTTTGCTGGGGTCGTAACCTACCCAAACCGGATCATAACCATAAGGGCGCAGGGCTAACGGTTGAATGTCATCCCACACTTCCCAACTGTCCACCATGCAGTTTTGCATCATGTTAAAGTTGAATAGAGATTCAATATCATCCATGAAATGACACATTAACAGGTTGTTATATTCGTCTGGGCTATACTCTTTTTTGAGTTGCTCTAAATCGAATAAATCACAACCGCCTCGCAACGCATCTTCAATATTAACGATTTGTCGCCACTGCCCATCCTCACATAAACGCCCATTCACTAACGCCTCATGTGAGATATCAATATCAACGCGATCTTCTTTTTTGCGTCCGCGGTTATACAGCTTGCCCGACCAAAAAGGGTACGCTTCATGGCTCATAGTGGACGGTGTTGAAAAGTAAGTTTGTCGCCAATGTTTTTGTATGGCCATACCCGAAGTAACTTTGCGTAATTCTTGAAACTTGGGTATCCAAAAGGTTTCATCTAGATACAAGTTACCGTGATAACTTTGTGCTGTGCGAGCGTTGGTGCCGAGGAAATAGAGCGTGGCACCATTACTTAACATCAGCGGGTCGCCTTTTAACTCAACATCAACCTCTAATGCCATTTTGATAATGTATTCACGGAACATATAGGCTTGCGCTTTACTGGCGGATAAGAAAACCTGATTACGTCCAGTAGTTAGGGCATCAATAAAGGCTTCTCGCGCAAAGTAAAATGTTGCGCCGATTTGACGGGATTTTAAAATATTGCGGATGCGGTGTTGACCGGCGCGATACCACACTTTTTGATATTCAAACAGCGTATTGCGAAATTCATCTTCTAATTTTTCAATTTGTTCTTCTGAAAAAAAGTTTTTCTCTGGCTGACGGCGTTCGCCTTTGTTGCGGTTGGCAATCTTAGGGTTAAGGTCAGTTTCATTACCACCGTTTTGATATTTTCTGATCCGCGCCATGCGTTCAAGTTGACGTCCTAATAAGTCGATTTCTTTAAAATCTTTGCCTTCTTTGCTCTCTTTTAAAATCAGATTGCAATAACGCGCTTCAACGGTTAACTCTGCGCGTTCGGTTGGGTTGATTTCATCCCAATTATCACGGCGTTTCCAACTGTGAATAGTAGACGCCTTTTCGCCTAGCGATTCCGCTATGCGGGCAATGCGGTAACCTGAAAAATACAGGTGCATTGCTTTTTTTCGGTTATCAAATGTTTCTGTAATAGCCATTGCACAATCACTATTTCTTGCTTAAGTTACGGCTAGTCTATTGACCGCTGATCACCGATTCGCTTCATTCCTTTTGTGCCATATCTCAGACAAACCTTATCCATTGTTTAACGCCCCTTTTAACCGACAACATACAGACCAACGAATAAACGGATGCAGTCTGGAGTAGTGTGCATGTCGAAGAAATCAAAACCGGTTCGTCTTTGTGTTGAAGGGGCGACAACGGACGGGCGTCGAGTTGACCGCGAATGGTTAACCCAAATTGCGAAAAACTTTGATCCCGCGGTTTATGGTGCGCGGGTCAATGTTGATCACTATAACTATTCATGGGCGCCACGATTTGGTGATGTGGAATCGGTGTATACCGAGGAAATCAAAGAAGGGGCACTGGCAGGTAAGTTGGCATTATATGGCGTGATCAATCCGACACCTGATTTAATTGAACTCAATAAAAAACGTCAAAAAGTTTATACCTCTGTTGAAATTAATCCGAGTTTTTCAGATACCGGCGAAGCCTATCTGGTCGGTCTTGCTGTAACCGATAACCCCGCGAGTTTAGGCACTGAAATGTTGCAATTTAGTGCCAATGCACAAAGTAGCCCGCTGTCAGAACGCAAACAAAGCAAAGATAACGTCTTCACTGCTGCAGAAGAAACACATCTCGAATTTGCTGACGAAAAGTCTGAAAACGATAAACCGGGTCTTTTTAGCGTCATTAAAGAGATGTTTTCTAAAAAGCAACACAGTGATGATGCACGATTTACCGATGTGCATCAGGCGGTAGAGCTGTGCGCCAAAGAAGTGCAAACCCTTTCAGCAGAAATCACCGCATTAAAAAGCGCAGACCAAAGCGAAGCGGTAAAAGCGCTCACGCAACAACTCACGGAATTAAAAAACCAATTTGAAAATACAGACGCATCGTTCTCACATCGCCCGCCGGCAACAGGTGGTGAAAATAACGGCGAAGTGCTGACGGATTGCTAAGGTAACGAACAGACCATGAAAAAAGAAACTCGTTTTAAATTTAATGCGTACCTCACGCAACTCGGTAAAATTTACGGTGTTAGCGCCCAAGAGTTTAGCGATACCAAAGTACCGATTGAACCGTCTGCTGCTCAAAAATTAGAAACTACGATCCAGCAATCGGCGGAGTTTTTAACGCACATTAATATTGTGCCAGTTGATGAACAAGTGGGGGAGGCTATTGGTTTAGGTATCGGTTCGACTATCGCGGGTACCACTGACACAACAGAAAAAGACCGTGAAACAAGTGATCCGATTAAACTGACCAAAAATAGCTACATTTGCCAGAAAACCGATTATGACTCCCATCTAGAATATTCAAAAATTGATATGTGGGCGAAGTTTACCGACTTTCAAACCCGTGTCCGTGACGCAATTATTCGTCGTCAGGCATTAGACCGCATTATGATTGGTTTTAATGGTACGCACCGTGCCGATAACTCTGATCGTAAAAAATATAAATTACTGCAAGATGTGAATTCAGGTTGGTTACAAAAAGTCCGTGAGCGTGCGCCTGAGCATGTGATGGGCAGTGAAACAAAAGACGGAACAACCACAGCACAGCCTGTTCTTGTTGGTAAAGGGCAAGCCTACCAAAACCTTGACGCATTAGTGCAAGATACTGTCGATACTGCGATTGATCCAGAATATCAGGACGATACGGGGCTTGTTGTGATTTGTGGGCGTAAATTACTGTCTGATAAGTATTTTCCACTGGTCAATAAAGACCAAAACAATAGCGAAAAGCTGGCAGCAGATACCATTATCAGTCAGAAACGTATCGGTGGTTTGCCGGCTGTACGTGCGCCGTTCTTCCCTGAAAATGCCTTTTTTATTACTCGTCTTGATAACTTGTCGATTTATTTCCTTGAAAATTCTCGTCGTCGCCAAGTGCTGGATAATGCAAAACGCGATCGCATTGAAAACTACGAGTCAGTGAATGAAGATTTCGTGGTTGAAGATTTCCGCGGTGTGGCACTCGTTGAAAATATTGTTTTTGAAGAGGCTAAAGAAATGCCACCCGAAACCACTGACGTTATCGCGCCTGAAAATAACACTGGTACAGACAACAGCGCAGTAACAGAAGAAACACCGGCTGAAAATAAAAAGGCGAAATAATGGCGTTATCTCCGTGGGAAAAACACCGCATGAGCCTAAGTGCGCAACAGTCCACTCAATTGGGTGGGCATGTTAGCCGTAATACTAAGGGCTATCACATGATGCTGTTACGTCTTGCGACAGATAAAAAAGAGCTAAAACATTTTCAGTCACGCGAACGCAAAGAAGCTTATAAGCGCAAGATATTAGCCAATTATCAGCCGTGGGTTGATGGGGCGTTGTCCGGTGGCAGCGGTGTGCAAGATGATGTCTTAATGACTATTTTGCTGTGGAAAATTGATGCGGGGGATTATGAGGGCGCGTTAGATATTGCCGTTTATGCATTAGCTAACCGTTTAGTGATCCCCGGTGTAAACCGCACCACGGGCACGGTGATTGCCGAAGAAATTGCCGATTCGGCAATGCGAGCGTATGCCGTGAAATCACCGGTATCTTTAGCAACGTTAGAGCGTACACGCGCCTTGACCGATGATGAAGATATGCCCGATGAAGTGAGAGCAAAACTCTACAAAATCTTAGGGTTAGTGCTACGTGATAATAATCGTCCACAAGAAAGCTACTGCGTATTAAGCCGAGCCTTAGAGTTAAATATTAATGTCGGAATAAAAACCGAATTAAAACAACTCGATAAAGTGCTCAAAGCCCAGCGTGACGCTGAAAAAGCATTGTGACACCACGTCAGGGCGGCACGGAAAAAGCAATTCGCTTTCTTTCGTCCACCGCCCACCTATTTTAAGGTTTTCTTATGGATTATGTTTCTGCTAACCCTGTGCCACAAAAAGACGAAACCATTAAAAATAATGGCTTTTTCCCTGATATTCAAACTCGTGATTTTCAATTGCAGACTCGCGTCGATGGCACAGTGACACCGGAACGACTGAAAAGTACGTTACTGAACGCCATGATTGAAGTGAATCGTGAGTTGTATCAGTGGCGTATTGGTCAATCTGCGAAAACATTAAAAGACGTGCCTGCTGAACAAATTAACGGTGAAAGTGAACTGATGGTTTTATATCAGCGCGCCGTGTTCTGTTTTGCAAAAGCCAGTTTAATCGAACGCTATCGCGATATTGATACTACCGCACAAGGTAATAAAAAAGCCGACACCATGACACCAGTGATTGATGAAGTGTGGCGTGATGGTCAATGGGCTTTACAACGTATCAAAGGGGAAACCCATAACACGGTGGAGCTTATCTAATGCGGATTTACACCCAACAAGGGGATACCGTAGATGATATTTGTTGGCGTTACTTTGGTCAGTCATCCGGCATGATTGAACAAGTATTAGAAGCTAATCCGGGGCTGGTTGAATTGGGCGCAATATTACCCACCGGTACCGCGATTGAGTTACCGGACACGCCGCAACAACACAGCACAACACCGATTTTACAACTTTGGGATTAACCCCTTTAAGGGGGAAGGTATGAAGAAGATGCCCTATAAAGATCCAAGTAATATTAATTGGCTGACTGCGTTATTAGTTAGCTTAATGGCGCTCTTTGGCAGTATCGCCAGTTATGCCAACAAGGTGTTAAAAGGGGAGCCGTTCCGCTTTGGGATTTTAATTGCACAAATTATTGTTTCCATGTTTGCGGGTATGTTTGTTCTGTTGGGGGCCAGTTATTTTCAATGGCAAATGGAGATAGCCGGTAGCTTTGCAGGTATGGCAGGCTGGTCTGGTGCTGCATTGGTGAGTGCACTAGAAAAACAATTCTTAAGGAAGGCATCAGGTGAGTAAATTTATATTGAGTCAGCGCAGTAAAAATAACCTTATTGGTGTTAACTCTCTGTTAGTGAAAATTGCTTATCGTGCATTAGAAATTTCTACGGCAGACTTTGCGGTGATAGAAGGTGTCCGCACACTTGAAAAGCAAAAAGAAAACGTTAAAAAGGGCGCTTCCAAAACATTAGACAGCCGTCATTTAACGGGAGATGCGATAGATATTTTACCCTCGGCAATTAAACCGGGGATGGAATGGCAACCGCATTTCTTTGAGCCGGTTTTAATGGCCTTTAAACAAGCGGCAGATGAAGAAGGGGTAACATTACGCTTTGGTAAAAACTGGAAAAGTAATCCCAGTTTACCCGTTGAAACCCGCTTTCCTGATTATCCTCATATCGAGATACTGAAATGAAATTGATCGGTTTGAAGTTTGCTGCGATCACGGGTATTGCGGTGACTATCATGTGTTTCTTCTTACTTTTGAAGATGAATACATTAGAGGCAGAAAATCATCAGCTTAAGGGTGACAATCTCACCCTTAAGCAAAATATTATCAGTCATCAAGACGCCATTGAACACTATCAGGAAGAACTCACTCGCTTATCAGAACTGGATAAACAACACACAAAGGCGCTGACCGATGCAAAAAATAATATTAGCCGGCTTAATGATGAGTTGCGCAATAATACTAAACGGGTGTACATCAAAGCCGATTGCCCCAACCCCGATAATAGCACCACCGCCACCGCCGGCATGGGTAATGCAACCCCCGCACGACTTACCGAAACAGCTCAACAAGATTATTTACGTCTCCTCGAAATGATGGCAGAGAATAAGGCACAAACGGAATATTTGATTGATTACATAAATCAATTATTACAATACATCAATGAGTTAAGCTATGAAAAAGCCTGCAAGCCTACGCGATACCTTAATTAACAAGGTGAGCTATTTAGGGGATAACCCAGATAGGCTCTACACCTTTATTGACGGTGGGGCGATTGTGGCAACCGGTGCCAGAAGTCAATCTTATGAGTATCAATACAATCTCAATATTATTATTGATGATTATCCCGGTGACCAAGATGTGTTAATGGCAGTGATCATTGGTTGGATTGAACAACATCAATCTGATATTTTTCTTAATCCCGATAAACGCCAAAGTCATTTCACCTTTGATGCCTTTATTGATAGCAACCAAACTGCCAGTATCAGTATTGATTTAAAGTTGACTGAGCGTGTCCTCGTTAATGTGCAAGCAGATAAACTGGTTGTCGGCGCAGTTGAAGAGCCGGTTGATCCGTTTGAGAGCTGGGAGAGTGTGGCTCATGAACGCTGATGACTTCAGCCCGTTAACCCAAGCGTTAGCCACCATGCTGGCAAAAGCGTCACCCAATGAACGTAAAAAATTGGCCCGTGAAATTGCCCGTGATTTACGCAAAAGCAATTTACAACGTATTCGCGCTCAAAAAAATCCCGATGGGTCGGCATTCACCAAACGTAAAGCCTCAACCATTACCGTTTTACGAGGAATGAAATTTGTCTGGAAAGGACAGCCACGCAGTTTAAAAAATTGGCGATTACGCAAAACGAAAAAAGGTGAAGTGATCACTGGCTACGATTTAGAAAAAAAAGCTGAACGCAGTTTTTATAAGCGCGATATTCTACGTTTTATTGAAGTGAAAAAAGACAAAATCAGCACCGCAAAACCCAATAAACAGACTCGCATGTTTAAGCGTCTAGCTACTGCTCGTTATTTGCGAATGTCGGCTAATGATAAAGGCGTTGATCTCTTTTTTGCCCCTCAAGTTGCGGGCATTGCTGCCGTGCATCATTACGGTTTAAAAGAGCGCGTGCGGGGTAAGTCATTAGAAATTCAATACCCTGAAAGAAAGCTATTAGGCTTTTCACCGGCGGATATTAAACATATCGAAAATCAATTACTGGAATTCCTTTCCCGCTAATTGTCCTGTCTTTGAAACAATCCCAATCCCGTGAATTTTTTTATTTCCCGTTGCACATTGCGGGTATGAATATCGCAGAACTTATCCGAAAAATACAAAACTTGATCCGCACAGGCGTTGTAATTGATGTCAGTGCGGAAAAAGGGTGTCGAGTTAAAACGGGCGACAATGAAACCGATTGGCGCCCGTGGCTTACTGCGCGTGCCGGTAACTCGCGTTCATGGTGGGCGCCGAGTATCGGCGAACAAGTGTTATTGCTGTCAATCGGTGGTGATTTAACCACCTCGTTTGTGTTACCGGCCATATTTAGTGACGATTTTTCGGAGCCGTCAAGCTCATTAACCGCTCATCGTCATGAGTATGAAGATGGTGCGGTGATTGAGTATGAAGCTGCAACCGGGGCGCTAATAGTCACGGGAATTAAAACTGCCGAGATTGAAGCCAGCGAGTCGGTCACGGTCACATCACCCGAAATTACGTGTGTAGCGACAAGTAAAATTACCTTAGATACCCCTACCGTTATTTGTACCAACAACTTAACCACGGGATCACTGACGGTACAAAAAGGCGGCACAATGACCGGTGACATTACCCATGTTGGCGGACAAATGTCCTCTAATGGTGTGGTGGTTTCAACGCATACCCACGGTGGTGTGCGTACCGGTGATGGTAATACAGGAAAACCTCAATGAACTATCTCGGCATGAATGCGCAAACCGGTGAACGTATTACCGATATTGAGCACGTTCGCCAGTCGGTGAAAGATATTTTTAATACACCCATTGGTAGCCGATTGATGCGCCGAGAATATGGCAGTTTGCTTGCCGATTTAATTGACGGCCCTGTTAACGCCAAGATGCGATTGCAATTAATGTCGGCGTGTTACACCGCGGTTTATCGTTGGGAGCCACGCATTGTGATGACCGCCATTGATATTCATAGCCAACGCGAACAGGTGATTGTCGATATCACCGGCTATTACGCCCATAACCAACAACCGATTAACTTTTCTCTACCGGTGACATAATGCCAACGATTAATTTAAGCCAATTAACACCGCCTGATGTGATTGAGTCGTTAGATGCAGAACAACTTTTGCGTGAACGCAAAACGGCGTTGATCGCCGCAATGCCGGCGCATTTACGTGATGCGGTGGCTAACACGTTATCGTTAGAGTCTGAACCACTGACCAAGCTGTTAGAGGAAAACGTCTATCGTGAGTTGCTATTACGTCAGCGGATCAATGAGTCCGCACGCGCGGTAATGGTGGCGTATGCAAAAGGGGCAGATTTAGATCAGTTAGCTGCAAATTATAATTTATCGCGTTTAGTGTTACGCCCCGCCAATAACAACACTATTCCGCCCACGCCAGCGATTTTAGAGTCTGACGATGATTTGCGTTTACGCATTCCCGCCGCTTTTGAGGGGCTAAGTGTTGCGGGGCCGGTGGGCAGTTATGAATTTCATGCCCGTAGTGCCGATGGTCGGGTGTCCGATGTGTCCGCAATCAGTCCAACACCGGCAAACGTCACTATTTCCGTGTTATCTCGTGAGGGTGACGGCACTGCATCTGAAGAATTACTGCGCATTGTTGAGCACGCATTAAACGATGAAGATGTGCGACCGGTTGCTGACCGCATCAAAGTACAATCCGCCAAGATTATCCCTTACCAAATTGATGCGACATTATTTCTCTTTCCGGGGCCTGAGTCGGAGCCGATACGCAAAGAAGCGAATCAACGGCTGACGCAATACATCACAGAACAACACCGCTTAGGGCGTGATATTCGCTTGTCGGCGATTTATGCCGCGTTACATGTTGCAGGGGTGCAACGTGTGGAGTTAAAGCAACCCACCAAAGATGTAGTGCTGGATAAAACCCAAGCCTCGTATTGCACAAAGAGCACCTTAACTATTGGTGGCTCGGATGAATAGCTTATTACCGTCAGGCAGTAGCCCATTAGAAAAGGCGGCCGCCATTGCTTGCCAATCCTTGCAAACCTTGCCAGTGCCTTTACGCCAATTATGGAATGCCAGCACATGCCCCGTTGATTTATTGCCGTACCTTGCATGGGCCTGGTCAGTTGATCGATGGGATGAAAACTGGTCGGAGCCTGTTAAGCGCCAAGTGGTACGGGATTCGATGTTTATTCACCGGCACAAGGGCACGATTGGCGCACTTAAGCGTGTAGTCGAGCCGTTAGGTTACATCATCAAAGTCACTGAATGGTGGCAAACCGACGACCCACCGGGCACATTTCGCCTTGATGTGGGTGTGCAGGAAAACGGCATTACCCAAGAAATTTATGACGAGTTAGAACGTTTGATTGCCGATGCACGCCCTGTTAGTCGGCATCTCTTAGGACTATCTATCAACCTTGATTCACAAGGTGAGTTTTATCTTTCTGCAGCAACGCTTAGCGGTGATGAGTTAACGGTTTATCCGTATTTTGCAGAAGAAATTACCGTGTCTGGTGCGCCATTAACGGCGGTCGGAGTACACATTATTGATAAAGTTGAGGTCGCACATGAGCGCTAAATTTTTCGCCTTATTAACCGTGATTGGTGCCAATAAACTGGCAAAAGCCACGGCATTAGGCACCACCTTAAAAATAACAAAAATGGCAGTGGGTGACGGTGGCGGTACATTACCAATGCCAAGCGCGGAGCAAACAAAATTAGTCAATGAAAAACGTCGAGCTGGCATTAATACCCTGTTTGTTGATTCAAAAAATGCGAATCAAATCGTTGCAGAACAGGTTATACCTGAAAGCGAGGGCGGTTACTGGATCCGTGAGATTGGTTTGTTTGATGATGAAGGCAGTTTAATTGCAGTAGGTAATTGCCCAGAAACCTATAAACCTCAATTGCAAGAGGGTAGCGGGCGAACGCAGACTATTCGAATGATATTAATTGTTAGTCATGCTGAATCAGTCGAGTTGAAAGTTGATCCATCGGTGGTACTTGCTACTAGAGAATTTGTTGATAATGCTATTGAAACAGCATCAAAATCTATTTTAGATACTGTTAAAAAAGAATATGCGACAAAAGAAGAAGTCAAAAAGAAATTTGATATCAGTAATGTTGTACATGAAAAAGGGGCATCAAAAGAAAAGGTCATTAGTCAAAAGGGAGTGACTGACTTATTTCAGCCCAAAGGAAGTTATCCAACAAATACAGAATTAAGTGCGGAACTTAATAAAAAAATAGATAAATCAAACATATCTCAACAATTAGCGAATGATGTAAATAAAGTACCAAGTCTTGATTTAGTAACAAAAGAGTTAGGTAAAAAGCAAGCGTCAGGAAATTACGCTGATAAATCATCATCTTCCAGTCAAGATTTTAATGGCCCTATTTACGCAACGAATAATGTTGGCGCAAAGGCGGGTGAGCGCCGAATTAAATTCGAATTAACAGCGGGTAGACCCGAAATCACACACACTGATGGTGTTAATGGGTGGAGAGGTGTAGTACTTCCAGATAAAACCGGTACCCTTGCCTTAATGAGTGATATTGAAGAGGCCGGAAAAAATTACCAACTAAAAGGTAATTATGCAGACAAAGGTTCAAAATCTACTCAAAAATTTGAAGGACCATTAGAAGTTACGGGGGAGGTGCAATCCTCTTCTGAAGATGTGAGGCTTGCGTTAAAAACAGCAACTAACACCCCTACAATAATTGTTAAATATGGTAAATCAGGAACATGGAAAACCATAGTTGTTCCTGATAAATCAGGAACAATGGCGCTAGCTGGAGAAAGTTATACAAAGTTAGAGTCTGATAATAGATACTCGCCAAAATTACCGCTTTTAAGTTTTTCAGGTAAAGAGTCAAAAATCATCTCCCCCAATAATAAAATACTTATCTTTGTTAATGATGATGGAGCAACAGGTGGGTATGATCGGGATGCTCAAGCAACAGTGTGGGGATTTGATAAACGCGGATTTATGACAAGGGGCACAGTGCATTTTGACAGAATGTCGGGTGTTTATTCTCAATCTCAAGTTGATGTAAAATTAAATGGATACCAACCAAAAGGCAATTATGCTGATAAATCGTCTAGTTTAAACCAAGATTTTAATGGCCCTATTTACGCAACGAATAATGTTGGCGCAAAGGCGGGTGAGCGCCGAATTAAATTCGAATTAACGGCGGGTAGACCCGAAATTACACACACTGATGGTGTTAATGGGTGGCGAGGTGTCGTACTTCCAGATAAAACCGGCACCCTTGCTTTAATGAGTGATATTGAAGAAGCCACCAATATCCCTGTTGGTTCTCCTATCCCCTGGTCATTAGGTACAGCACCTTCTGGTTATTTAATTTGTAACGGTCAAACATTTAATAAATCGACATACCCTAAATTAGCTATCGCATATCCAGCCGGGAAATTGCCTGATTTACGTGGTGAATTTATTCGAGGTATTGATGGGGGGCGAGGTGTCGATTCTGGGCGCCAGATGTTATCTGCACAGGCGGGTAACAGTTTGCTATCAACAAATATGTTTAATGATGACAGTCCGGTTGCCAAGGAGTATCAGAAAAAAGTTGATTGGATAGGCAGTACGGGTACAAATAACCAAAGTGGTTATGGTATCTGGCAACAAATAGAAGGCGCTAACGGTAATGAAACTCGCCCACGCAATATTGCATTTTTATACATAGTGAGAGCAGCATAATGAGCAAATATAATTTAGATATTCAAAATGGAAAGATAGGTAGTAATGGCTTAGCGGATGTTGCTGGTTGGATTAAATGTTATTTAGCTCACCCAATCACGAATGAATACATGGGTGCAACCATGGAAAATGTTATGTTTGATGTTTCGTTGTCAGCCGGTGCTTATTTAGATGAACCGCCATTACCCAAAAAAGAAACTCAAGCCGTTCGACGCACAAAAGATGGTGTTGCGTGGGAGATTGTTGATGATTATCGTGATTCAGTTGCTTATGATACGCAAACAAAACAATCTATTATGATTGATTTTATAGGTTCATTACCTGAAACGCTAACACTGTTAAAGCCGACTAGTGAGTTCGATAAATGGAACGGTAAGAAATGGGTTGCAGATGAACAAGCGATTAAAAAAGCACAAATTAATTTAGCAATAAAGCAAAAAGAAGAGTTATCAGGAGTGGCGGAAGCTCGCATTGTTCAGCTAGAACGTAAAATCCGGTTAGAGTTAGCGACGGATGAAGATAAAGTGTTGTTGACTGAGTGGGAAATTTATACCGTTAAACTTGGCGATGTAAATCCAGAACTAGCGCCAGATATTGAATGGCCACAAAGACCAGAATAACCCTTGTATCAACTCTCAAACAATCCCGCTTTCGTGCAATTTATCCACTAATTTTTCATGCTACACGGACACAGTTATAGGAGTCCGTGAGCATGGCACAAGATTATCATCACGGTGTGCGCGTTATTGAAATTAACGAAGGCACCCGCCCCATTCGCACTATCAGCACCGCTATTGTTGGCGTGGTTTGCACCGCTGATGATGCGGACGAAAAAACCTTTCCTTTAAATAAACCCGTCTTACTGACCGATGTATCACAAGCTATCGGTAAAGCTGGGAAAACTGGCACCTTAGCCAGTACCTTAAAAGCAATTTCCGATCAGGCTAAACCCATCACCGTTGTTGTGCGTGTAGAGCAAGGTGAAAGTGAAGCCGAAACCACCACCAATATTATCGGTGGCACCACTGAAGAAGGGCTAAAAACAGGATTACAAGCGCTGTTAGCCTCTCAATCTCAACACGGTATTAAGCCTCGCATTATTGGTGCGCCCGGTCACGACACGTTAGCCGTTGCCAATGAGATTGCGGTCATTTGTCAAAAGCTCCGCGCCTTTGGTTATGTGTCTGCTTACGACTGTAAAAATATCAGCGAAGCAATCAAGTACCGTGACAACTTTGGTCAGCGTGAATTAATGGTTATTTTCCCTGATTTCACGTCATGGGATAGCACCACCAACAACGAATCAACCGCTTATGCTACGGCGCGTGCGTTGGGTCTGCGTGCCAAGTTAGACAATGATATTGGCTGGCATAAAACCCTGTCTAATATCACGGTTAACGGTGTGACGGGTATTTCTAAGGATATCTATTGGGATTTACAAGACCCTGCAACTGATGCTGGTTTACTGAATGAAAAAGGTGTAACGACACTTATCCGTCGTGATGGTTTTCGTTTTTGGGGTTCGCGCACTTGTTCTGATGATCCGCTGTTTGCCTTTGAGTCTTATACCCGTAGCGCGCAAGTCCTCGCTGACACAATGGCAGAAGGGCAAATGTGGGCGAATGATAAACCGTTAACGCCATCTTTAGCGCGGGATATCGTTGAAACCATCAACGCAAAATTACGCTCACTGGTGCGTCAGGGCTATTTGTTAGGTGGTGAATGTTGGTATGACCCGACATCAAATAGCAAAGAAGAACTTAAAGACGGCAAGCTCACACTGGATTATGACTATACACCAGTGCCACCAATGGAAAATCTGATGTTACGTCAGCGTATTACCGATAAATATCTGATGGATTTCGGTAACAAAATCAAGGGGTAAATCATGGCGTTACCACGCAAGCTAAAGAATTTTAATTTATTTATGAATGGCACCAATTATGTGGGCGTTGCAGAAGAACTCACATTACCCAAAATCACCCGCAAGTTAGAAGCCTATCGCGGGGGCGGTATGAATGGTTCGGTGCAAATTGATATGGGCCTTGATGATGGTGCGCTTGATAGTGAGTTTACCCTCGGTGGCGCTGATATCGACGTTTACCGACAATGGGGCGCATCCACTATTGATGCTGTGCAATTGCGTTTATGTGGCGCTTATCAACGTGATGATACAGGGGAAACATTAGCCGTTGAAGTGGTTCTCCGTGGTCGTTATAGCGAAATCGATCCGGGTAACTGGAAGTCTGGCGATAACACACAAACAAAAGTCACTGTAAAACCCACTTACTACAAGTTAGTGATGGACGGCCAAGAAATCATTGAGATTGATATCGTCAATATGGTGGAAAAAGTGGACGGTAAAGACCTGTTACAAGCACAGCGTGACGCGCTGGGGCTTTAATTAAATGCGGAAAGAGAACATGAAAAAGCCAATCGAAGAACAAAATCAAGAGCCAATTGAATGGGTTGTTGTCAATGGTGACCAAGCCACGGTGACATTAGAACAACCACTTATGCGCGGTGAAACCAAAATCGACAAAGTGACTGTGCTTAAACCCAATTCAGGCGCATTACGCGGTGTGCGTTTACAGCCACTAATGGATATGGATGTTGATAGCATGATGCAGGTGCTACCGCGCATTACTATGCCAACACTGACAAAGCAAGATGTGCTGTCTTTAGCCGCGGGCGACTTGGTAAATCTGAGTGTGCAGGTGGTCAATTTTTTATTACCGAAGTCGGTTATGCCCGATTCCCAAGCGAATTAACCACTGATGAACTGGCGGCAGATATTGCCGTCATTTTTCATTGGTCACCGGCAGACACTGGCAAAATGAGCCTTTCAGAATTATTGTCATGGCGCTATCAAGCGGCGAAACGTAGCGGACAACAGGATGAGTAATAACTTAAAATTACAAGTTGTACTGAGTGCGGTTGATAAATTAACCGCACCGTTTCGCAGTGCGCAAGAAAGTAATAAACGACTAGCGTCCGCTGTACGCCAGTCGCGTGACTCGTTAAAAACACTTAATCAGCAAGCCTCACAAATTGACGGCTTTCGCAAGATTAAACAGCAGTTAACTTCTACACAGCAAGCGTACCAATCCGCTACCCAACGTGTTGCCACCCTCGCAAAAGAAATTGCCAATACTGAAAATCCGACAAAAAAACAGTTAGAGGCATTTAAAAAAGCGCAGCGGGAAGCGGGGCAACTCAAAACCAAGTATGAGCAATTACAGCAGTCGGCACAGCGACAGCGCTCGGCATTGCAAGCCAATGGCATTTCTACTAATCAACTCGGTCAAGCACAACGGCGACTTAATGGTGATATTGAACGCACCACGCAACAGCTCCGCCGGCAAGAAAACCAATTAAGGCGCAGTGCTGAGCAAGAACGGCGCATGGCGGCGGCTAAATCGCAGTATCAAAAGACGCTTGATGTACGAAATAAAATGGCGGGTGCCGGTGCCACCATGACGGCAACCGGTGCCGGTATGTTGTATTCCGCGAAACAAACCTTAATGCCGGGGTACGAGTTTAATGTGGGTATGTCAAAGGTGCAGGCATTAACGCGCTTAGATAAAAACTCCGATGAATTTAAGATGTTGCGTGAACAAGCGCGAGAGCTAGGCGCAACTACGGCATTTACCGCCAACCAAGTGGCGCAAGGTCAGGCATTCTACGCAATGGCAGGCTTTAAGCCTGAGCAAATTAAAAATGCTATGCCCGGTACACTGGCAATGTCATTAGCAGGTGATATTGATTTAGGTACCACGGCAGATATCGGCTCCAATATTTTGACCGGCTTTAAACTCGACTCGGATCAGATGGGGCGAGTGAGTGATGTGTTAGTCGGCGCTTTTACCCGTTCAAACACCAGTTTGACCATGCTCGGCGACACCATGAAATATGTCGCACCGGTAGCGTCAGGGTTAGGGGTTGATTTAGAAACCGCAGCAGCTGCAACGGGTAAATTGGGTGATGCGGGTATTCAAGGCTCAATGGCGGGTACCTCATTGCGGGCTATCTTAGGGCGTCTTGCTGAACCACCAAAAATGGCTGCTAAAGCACTAGAAGAACTTGGCATTAAAACCCGTGATGCAAAAGGAAACTTACGTGATTTCCCTGAATTATTAGCCGAGTTGGATAAGAAAACCGCCAATATGGGTAATGCGCAACGGGCGGGATTCTTTAAACACATTGCGGGTGAGGAAGCTTTCTCCGCATTATCGGTGCTTGCCGAACAGGCGGGTAAAGGGGAGTTGCAAAACCTTGTAGCTGACTTAAAGAAAGCCAAAGGTGAAGCACAAAAAGTCGCGGGCACCATGACGGACAACTTAAGCGGGGATATGAAAAACCTGCAATCTGCATGGGAAGATTTAGGCATTCAGATTTTTGACGGCATTGATAGTCCATTGCGCCAGATATCACAAAGCATCACCAGTGTAATTTCTAATGTGGGTGTTTGGATGAAAGAAAACCCTGAGTTGGCTAAAACACTAACGATGGTAGGTTTAGCTATTGCGGGCATTATTACCACCCTCGGTGTTCTCTCGTTATCCATTGCCGCAATGTTAGGGCCATTGGCTGCCGCGAAATTAAGCCTGTCAATTTTAGGCATTAAAGGCGGTGGCGCGTTAACACTGTTATTAAAACCGATAAAATTATTAGGCAGTGCATTTTTAGGATTGGGTAAAGCCATGTTAGCTAACCCTATTTTGCTGGCTATTGCTGTTATTGCGGGTGCTATTTATCTGATTTATAAAAATTGGGATAAGATTGAGCCGTATGTCACCAAAGTATGGGAGTCTGTTAAACAGCGTACTGCTATTGCATGGCAAGCATTAAAAGACACCATTTTAAAAGTATGGGAAGGGATTAAATATATCTTCTTTAACTGGACGATACCGGGCTTAATTGCAAAACATTGGGATAGTATTGTTGGCTATACCAAGACCGCATGGGCGTCTGTTAAATTTGTAATTTCAGGTATCTGGGAAGGCATTAAAACCTTTTTCATGACACAAACTTTACCGGGGATTATTTATAGCAATTGGGATCAAATCGTTAAATACACCCAAGAAAAATGGGAATTCCTTAAAACAACAATATCCACTAAATGGGATGAGATTGTCGAAGATACCAAAGCGTTACCGGCTAAATTTTTGCAGTTCGGTAGCGACCTGATTGATTCCATTATTCAAGGAATAAAAAATAAATGGACAGATTTTAAAAATAGCATTGGGGAACTGGCAACCGCCGCTAAAGAAGCGCTCACACCGGAGTTTGCTAAAACTTCCGATCCGAAAGTGCAGTCTGCATTAGATTCTTACAATAGCAACTTTGCCGGTATGTATGACTCGGGCGGTTATATTCCTCGTGGTCAGTTTGGTATTGCTGGCGAAAATGGCCCTGAAATTGTCGAAGGTCCTGCCAATATTACCAGTCGTAAACACACCGCCATGCTAGCGGCTGCGGCATTATCATTAGGCAGTGCATTTTCATTACAGGCACAAAATGCCCCATTGCACCCACACAGCTTGCCCGTTGAAAACTATCGTACGGCACCGACTAACGTCAATATTCAGCAACAACGTTATCAAAGTGCGCCGGCACATTATGAAATTAATATTCATCCTCAACCAAATCAATCCGCGCAAGATATCGCAAAGATAGTCATGATGGAAATCGAACGCCATGAGCGTGACAAGCAAGCACGATTAAATAGCCGTTATCAAGACAGTGAGGTGTGGTAATGATGGCAGCACTTGGGGTATTTGTGTTTGAGTTACGCACCGTACCTTATCAATCGCTACAAAAACAACAAACGTGGCGACATGGTTTTACTCAACGTGTCGCACGCCGACCGGCACAGCAGTTTATTGGCCCTGATACCGATGTGATCACCTTATCGGGTGCGCTTTATCCCTCATTAACGGGCGGTAAAGTGTCATTGTTAGCGTTGGAGTTAATGGCGGATAGCGGTAAAGCGTGGTCGTTTATTGATGGTACGGGCACCATTCACGGCATGTTTGTGATCACCGATTTACAACGTACTCACACCGAATTTTTCCAAGATGGAGCCGCCAGAAAAATTGATTTCTCACTGACATTAAAACGGGTGGATGACTCCATCAGTCAGATGTTGGGGGATTTAAGCGACCAATTAGGCATGATGGCCAATGGTGCCGGTGAAGCGATGAAAGGGGTTTTATCATAATGTTGCCAGAAATGATCACCGGTAAAAGTAGCACACCGGCTTTCGTGTTAATTGCCGGTGACGAAGATATCAGCGCCAAAATTCAAGGACGATTAATTTCGCTTTCATTAACAGACAATCGGGGCTTTGAAGCTGACCGGCTTGATATTGAGTTAGATGATTCTGACGGCGTATTAATGATGCCGAAACGAGGTGAGGTGTTAACCTTGCATCTTGGTTGGCAGGGTGAAAGCCTTATTCATAAAGGCGCGTTTACGGTTGATGAGATAGAGCATTCAGGTGTACCTGATAAAATGACATTGCGTGCTCGTAGTGCCGATTTTAGGGCAACGCTGAATGTGCGCCGTGAAATGTCTTACCATCAAAAAAAATTAGGGGATATCGTGAGAACCATTGCAGGACGTAATAATGTCACGGCGGTGGTTGATCCTGGTCTTGATACGGTAAAGATTGAACATATCGACCAAACCAATGAGTCAGACGGCAGTTTTTTAACGCGCTTAGGGCAATTAAACGGCGCTACCGCCTGTGTTAAAAACGGCAATTTGCTGTTTATGGTGCAAGGGGGTAATACCACCGCCAGTGGTCAAGCATTACCGCTAGTACAAATCACCCGCAGTGTAGGAGATGGGCACCGTTTTTCATTGGTGGATAGAGGCGCTTATACTGGCGTGACCGCCAATTATTTAAACACCCGTAAACCGCAAGAGAAAACACAATCACAAATTAGGCGCAGAAAACCCACCACCGATAAACCGAAAAAAGAAGAAGAGAAACAAGGGGAATATCTTGTTGGTGAAGAAGGTAATGTGATGGTGTTGTCTCATACTTACGCGAGTAAAACCAATGCCGAACGTGCTGCTAAAGCCGCGTGGGAAAAAATACAGCGGGGCGTTGCCTCTTTTAGTATTACCCTTGCGAAAGGACGTGCGGATCTCCTTCCTGAGTTACCGGTACAAGTGAGCGGATTTAAGCCTGAAATTGATGAAGCCTATTGGACGTTGGTCACGGTGAGTCATTCCCTGAATAATAGCGGGTTTACCACCTCGTTAGAATTAGAAGTCAAAAGCAGTGATATAGATATGGATAAGGAATAGTGCCTGTGTATAATTACAGGTAATTTCCACATCATAAAGAGGTAACCCGTTTATGATGATTTGTCCTGTTTGTGGTCATGCCGCCCATACTCGTAGTAGTCAGCAAATATCTTCCGATACCAAAGAACGTTATAACCAGTGCCAGAATATCAATTGTGGCGCGACGTTCGTCAGCCATGAAACCGTAACGCGGTTTATTTCAAAACCTCAATTGATTGAACAAGTAGAGCCACATCTTGATAAGTATTGCCAACAGGCGTTAGCGATTTAATGAAAATGCCCGGAGTGTTCCGGGCGTTGTTTATATCTGAAATGTTCTATTTTTTCTTTGTATCACTTTCATCAGTACAAACTCGTTTTGATTTACTTGTGCTTCCATCATTACAAATAAATTTACCATTCTCACAGTGAGATACACCGCCTTTTTTACCAGAACAAGGGTAGTTTTGAGCTGATACAGTATTTATTGAAAGCAGATTAAGGACTGCAATCACTAGTACAGAAATGACAATTTTACTCATTGTAGATACACTCCTTTATAATTACAGAAATTGAAGTAATTGAACCGCTATTTAGTTTAGTTGTTTAAATTGAAAAAAAAGTTATAAGGATTTTTAATGAGAAAAAATATTTTAGGGATGTTATTTGTATTGCTACCAATGGGCGTTGCAAATGCAGCATATCTTTCTAATGATTATCCTGTTTGTATTTCAGAAGATTCATTTAACAGGTTATCAGCCGCGGCTAAATATAAAGACTTGGATGCGATAGAAAAAATGTTAGCTTCAGAATGTACTTACGTGAAAGACGGAACGGAAATTGAGAAAGTGGTATCTCAAGGGTGGACGTCAGGTATTGCTCATGTAAAAGTTTATGTTTCTGGAAATTTTATTGATCTATGGACAAATTCAGAAAATCTTAAATCGGGTACAAAAGAGTAAGCCTTCCATTTTTAGAAGGCTTATCTTTTTTTTCAATGTGGTCGTTTTTTCGTGGATGTGGACAGTTGGTGGACGGTGTACTGTTAGAATTCAATAAAAACAAAGAGTTAAATTCTATTTTTGGACACCATCCCTGTCTTTTGCAGCCCCTCTGGAGAGGGGCTTTTTTTTTGTCCGTTATATTTTTAGTTATATCAATTCTATTTTAGGTGAAAATATACTTTTCTTTCTATTGTGTTTTTTAGTGTGAAATCTAAAACTTGTTCTTTTAGTCTAGATAGTTCTCGTATTATTTTATTATTATTTCCTATCTTATGTATAACGCGATGAATTCTATTATCTTCTAAAATACTAGGAAAGTTATTATCATTTTTATTTAAAACAAAATCTTGTATACATAAACAAGGCATAGTTTGTCCAACAATATATTTATTGTCTATTAATAAATCATTAAATATCTCATGATCTATTGGATTCTTAATAGGTTTTTGAGCGATTTTATCAAATAAAAAATGAGCACCTTTATTCGTGATAATATATCCTGCAGTACCTAAGTGTCGACTTTTTAATCTAACAATTTGAATATTCATGATTTTTTTTATTGGTCTAATGGATGTTTTTATTTTATCATTGGATTTTTCAATTTTTATAATATCAATATTTTTATTCACCCATGAATAATTACTTAGCAATTTCTCAGAATTTTTTCCTAAGTAAATATCATCTTCAAAAATTCCAGCCACATCAATATCTTCATCAATAATTTTTTTCCATAAAAAAATATGACTTAAAAAACATCCTTTTTCTCCAGCAGTTAAATTAGGATTATTAAAGCTTATATTTAAATGTTCTGAAGTATCTAAGTTATTCTTATTTATAGCATCAAAAAATAAGAATGGAATATTTTTTGAATTAAATTGATTAGATATATGTTTACGTCTCTTTTCATTATTATCTTTTAAGCTAATTATGAAATTATTCATGTAATATTCTTTATATAAGTAATATCTTAAGGGAAACAT